GAGTAAAAAATAGTTGCTTCATTCTTAATGATGTATTAGTCTTTATAGCGCGGTAGAACGGTCTATCGCGCTTTTTAGTGGAACGGTCCACAATGGAGAATTTTATGAACAAATATCACATTCATCTAGCGGTAGCTTATTCCGCTGGCTTCTTCCAGTCCATGCCTCGTTTTGGTGCATTGGAACTTGAATATACTTCTGAGGATGAAATCCCGGAAAACGCGCGTGAGTATTATTCCCAAGAAGGTGATAAGTGGATCCTCACTGGTGTAAAGGGTGGTGGCAAACAGAATATTGACAGGTTGCAATCTGCACTTGAAAAAGAACGCAACGATCATAAAGCGGTCAAGAGTAAGCTAAGTAAGCTGAACGGACGTGATATTGACGAACTCTTGCAGCGCGACGCTGAATATGAAGAGCTTAAACTGCGTGCGGATAAAGTTGATGATGAAAAGTTGGAGCAAATCATTAACGTACGAATCCGTAACAAGTTGACTCCGCTTGAGCGTGAACGTGACGAGCTGAAAAACAAACTCTCTACATATGAGAAGCAAGTAGAAGAGCTGACCACAAAAGAGAAGAACCGCATCGTTAAGACCGCTCTGAGCAAGGCTGCAATGTCTGCTAAAGTGATCACGGAAGCTATTGACGACGTGGAACTGATTGGTTCTCGTTTGTTTGAGCTCACCGAAGACGGTCAGGTTGTAACACGCGACGGTGTGGGCGTAACTCCTGGCATTACTCCAGAAATGTGGTTACAGGACATTCAGGATAAGAAACCTCACTGGTTCCCTGGAAACGTTGGCGGTGGTGCTGGTGGCTCACGTACTCCTGGCGCTGCTGGTAAGAACCCGTCGAGTGCCGACGGTTGGAACCTTACTGAACAGGGTAAAATTCTTCGTGAGAACCCTGAAAAAGCAGGCCGTTTGGCAGCCATGGCTGGTGTGGACTTGAAGCGTCCAGTACGTCCAGTTAAAAAATAATAAAATTTGTTGACACTCCCTCCGGTTGGTGTTAGTTTTACATCAACCGGAGCACGGGCTCCGATCAATCAAGGATTATTGGAGCCTCCCACGGCGGTAGAGTTCCAAAGTAAATCGATTAACTTTGCGGAGACTACCATGTCTAAAATTCTGTCAGCTCCGATGCTTAATTTGCGAGCTACCAATTCAATTCTTCTGTCTGCTGTTCGTCGTGGTGCGATCACTGAACTTGCAGATGTTATCGTTCCAGAGATCTTCGTACCGTATGTGCAGAACCGCACAACTGAAAAGTCCCGACTGATTCAGTCTGGTGCTATTGAAATTTCTGAGCGTCTTAACGCTGCATTGATGGGTGAAGGTACTACCTTTAACCAGCGTTTCTTCAAAGATCTGGATCGTGACGAAGAAAACGTTTCAAGCGCAAGCGATGCAACCGATTCTACTCCTGGCGGTATCAAATCTGGGCGTGAAATTCAGATCCGTCTGTCCCGCAACCATTCATGGGGTTCTGCGGACCTGCTGGACAGCCTGATCTCCCCTGACCCGCTGGATGCTATCATCAATCTGGTAGCAAGCTACCGTCAGAGCCGTCTGCAACGTGCATTCGTTGCCACTGTAAGTGGTGTGTTTGCTATGAACGCCGCTGCTCCGACTGGTTCCGGTGATAAGAAGTCTACCCATGTTCAGAACGATATGACCCATGACATCTCTGGTGTATCTTTCACCGATGGTGTGACTAACTTCAACCCGGCTGGTGTTATCCTGGCTGCTGGTACTATGGGTGACTCCCTGAACGACCTGTCCATGATGATGGTACACAGTGTGGTCTACCAGCGTATGCAGCTGATGAACCTGATCGACTTCATCCCGGATGCCCGTGCTGAAGTAATGATCCCGACTTACATGGGCCGTGAAGTTATCGTTGATGATATGATGCCTCACGACAGCGGTAAGTACGAAACCTGGCTGGTCGGTCGTGGTGCATTCCAGTTAGGTGTTGGTTCACCGAAAGTTCCTGTTGAAACTGAACGTAAACCTGCGTCCTACAAAGGCGGCGGTTCTGAAATCCTGTTCCACCGCTGGGAAAACATCATTCACCCTGTCGGTCACGCATGGGTTGGTACTGCTGCTGAAGGTGGTCCGGATAACGCCGCTCTGAAAACTGCTACCAACTGGGCTCGTGTATTCCCTGAGCGTAAACAGATTAAGATTGCTCGCCTGATCACTCGCGAACACGCTTAATGCTTTAGCCATGTAATTAAAGGGGCCTATATGGTCCCTTTTTTGTTAGGAGGAAACATGCGTTATCAACGTCATTCAAGACATCGTCGTTATGTACGTCATGAACGTCACGGTTCAGATGCGACACCTAAAGCGAAGATTAAGACTGTAGGTAAAGTTCAGTATTCAGCTGATGGTGAAAGTGGTTGGCAGGATACAATCCCTGCTGGTCTTATGAAAGTAAATACACCATTGACTTTCTACATTCGTGCTAAAACAGTAGATCCGGAGGACGATGGTTCTTATATCTATAAGTTCAAAATTGCTCCTGGAACTGGCGATGCGCTGTCCCTTCAAAATACGGACGTCAACAAAGCAAAAATCTCTGGAACAGCTCCGGAAGGTATGCTGAGTAAAACGTTCAGTGTCAACTGTACCGTTGAAGACAGTTATGGGACAGAAGTTACGGGAACTGCATTAACGCAAGCCTGGTCCGCAGCTCCCGCAGCATAAACGTTAAATTGCTAGATGTTTTAAAGGGTGTTACACTTCGCTTGTAACACCTTTTATTTTGAGGAATGAATGATGAAAGACAAGATCCTTGAAGGGCTTCGTAAACTCAATGTTGAGAACGACAATCATTGGACTGCTGATGGTCTGCCCAAAATTGAAGCATTGAAGTTTACAGTTGGCCCGTCCGTCACGCGAGAAGATGTCAATTCTGTTGCGCCTGGGTTCACTCGTTCAAATCCTGTAATTGAGGACGTCGAACATGAAGAAAAGCATGACACTTCCTCATTGCAGGAAACCGAACAGACGGAAATTGTTGCAGATACCGACAATGCACAATATGAGTCCTTATCTAAGGTTGAAGCAGATAAGGAAACTGTTAACGGTAAATCGATTGTCACTACGCGATTAGCTTTAGAAGTCAACGTGAGCGATGCAGTCAAAGCAATGCTCAAAGATATTCCAGATATTGATTTTGACACTGTTTCTGTGGAAGAGCTTAAAGAATATGAAAAAGTTCTTTCGGAACAAGTCAATGCAGACAACCAAATGTTATCTGCAATGCACGAACTCGTTGAATCTCGTGCTAAACTGTACGCAAAAGTCAACACTGAAATTGAACGTCGTAAGCCTAAAACCGAGCTGGCTCACACGTTAGCATCTTTCCGCGATCAGATGGCACAAGTCCAACATGTGGTCAATCAGCCTCGTATGGTTGTTCGTAACGGTATTCGCACTCGTTAAGGTGGCATATGGCATTTCGAACAGACAAAAAGTTCCTGTTTCATATGATGCAACGTAACAGACGTCGTCGAGATGCCACGTTGAATCCTGTAAGCGGTGTCCTGGGGTGGGTAACACCGCCCCCGTCGACAGGTGTCGTAGATACCGGTTACGCCATGACGTGGCAGAATGGCCAGATACCTTACGTTGTACAGGTCTTTAAAGATAAAAAGTTGGTCTCACAGAATCAGTCTGATTTACAGACCTTCACAATTAACAAATCGTCCGCTGCAAGATACGATATTAAAATTATAAGTGCAGACGGTCAGATTCTTAATGGTACAATAGATATTACTTGAGGTGCATATGACTATAACTATCATTGTTGAAGATGGGTCTTGTGTACCTAATGCAAATAGCTACATTGATGTCGAATATGCTACGCAGTATTTAGAAGACCGTGGGGTTACTGTCCCGGCGGAAGATAAGTTGAAACCCATGCTTATCAACGCGATGGATTTCATGGAGAGCCTTAACCGTTATAAGGGTAAGCGCACCAACCAGGATCAGGAGCTACAATTCCCGCGCAGCGGCTTATACAGCGACGGTGTAGAGATTCCAGGTAACACCATACCCGTAGCAATTAAGCGAGCACAGGCCCAACTGGTCGCGGATACGGTGCAGAGCGGTAAGCCGTTATTAAGTAACAGTACCAGTTATGCACTGAAAAAGCGTGTTCTTGGACCGCTGACGCTTGAATATGCAGTTGGTCAGAGTGCTGTATTAGAAAGCGCAACACCACACCAGCGTTTCTGGGCTTTGATCAATGACTACCTGCGAAGCTCCAGCTCACAAGGAGTAATGCGATGACAATTGCTTCAGAATTTATTGCAATGGCACATGAGATGTTGAACGACCAAGAAATTGGTTTTGATGGAACGCTCATTGCTAAAATAAAAGAAGATGGAAGTGAATCAAAGCCTTGGGCTCCGACTTTTAAAGAACAAGAAGTACCACTGCGTTTGTTCTATGACGAGCAGTCAAAGTCTAACGTAAACGGTAGTATAGTTCTTCAAGGTGAAAAGGTCTTTATCACTTACGAACCGGACGGTATTAGTCTGGAAGATTGCATTGGTTTTAAATTTATTGACCACAAAGGGCGCTCGTTCGTTGTTAATGCAGTTGAGCCTATCGGTGCGGGTGGAACTACAATCATTAGTTACGTTAAAGTTGGTTCCTAATGGCTAAGAAGAGCTTCCGTGATCAGTTTACCAGTGCTCAATTAAGAGCCATGCAAAAAGCCGCGGGTGAGGTAAAACAAAGACTTTATGGCTTCGTTAGTGCTGTTGTTGATGACACTCCTGTTAAGGACGGTGGATTACGCGGAAGTTGGCAGATACAGAAATCACCCGACCTTATTCAGGACAATCTGCCGGAAGACCCGTCCGGAGCTGCTACGAAACAAAGATTGTTTACTAAAATAAGATATCTCCCAATCCATCAAGATTGGGATATTTATTTTGGTAACGGCAAGCCTTATGCTCAGAAGATTGAATATGAAGGTTACAGTAAGCAGGCGCCTAACGGGATGTTGCGTAAGAACATCGCAAGAGGTGGACAAGCATTCAGTGGATTTAAACTTGGGAGCTTTGATAAATGATCCCGTATCCGTTTCATTGGGTTGAAGATACCCTGAAATCACACTTAGTGAATAACTATGCTGAAATGTCACACGCTATGGCATGGAAGAACTTGACATTTGATGCCAGCGGCTTTAAAGTGTGGTTAAAGATCATCAATACCCCATCCAGCGAAGACCCTGTAACGTTAGGCCCTTATGGCGATAATGAAATGCGTGGGTTTTTACAGATTGGTGTGTATTCACAACTGAATATCGGTATTGAAGAATCTAACGCTGTTCTTGGGAATGTGAGTAAAATCTTTAGTGTACCAAGACAGCTCCAGGCACCGGACGGCTGCATGTTAAGACTGACAAGAAAGACGTTTTCCCAGGGCGGGCAGACGTCAATTGCAGACTTCACTCGTGGTGGCGTTGAAGGTGTTTGGGATGCTCAATATGTAACAATCTACTGGCTCGCACGTGAGCCTAAACAGAGGATATAACGATGGCTGAAGGTTCACGTTATAGTAGCTATTACATCAAAGAACAGACCTCCGGTGTCACTCCGTCTAGCGGAACTCTGAAGGTCTTTCGTGCTACTAAATCGGGTCTTGATATTAAAGTCGCTACTCTGCAATCTGAAGAAATTCGAGATGACGCGGAAGTGGCGGATTTCCGTCTTGGTGCTCGTCACGTAGAAGGTACAGCAACTGGTGAACTGTCTTATGAGACATTTGATGACCTGTTGGGTGGTGCATTACGTGGTACGTTTGCGGGTGAAGTGCTAACCGCAGGCATCGAGCGCCAATCCTTTACTTTTATCGACTATAACGCAGATATTACGGACTTCCCGTATACCATCTATCGCGGGTGTGAAGTTAACAGTCTTGCAATTACTGTAAGTGCTGAAGCTATCACTGGCGTGGAATTCGGTATTGTTGGTCGCACAATGGAACAAGCTGCTACCCTGCCGTCTGGTTTAAGTAAAGGTACTCGTACGACTACACCACCTATGGATGGCTTCTCTGGTAAGCTGGCTATGGGCGATGTGTCCGTTGATGTTATTACTGAGATGGCTATTAACCTTGAGAACGGCATCGAGCCTCGCTTCGTTGTTGGTTCCAAGTTCTCCATTAAGCCAAGCTCTAAACGTCGTCAGATTAGTGGTACACTGACCGCCTACTACGAAGATAACAAACTGCGTAGTAAATTCCTGAACGAACAGGAAAGTGACCTGACTATCGACATCCTGGACGGAACTACTGGTGCTGGTTATCGCTTCAGTATGCCTCGTATCAAGATTACGGAAGCTCCGCGTCCGATCGATGGTGAAGGCGATATCATGTTGAACATGAGTTATACTGGCCTGCTGGATCAGGAAGAAGGTTACAGCATTCGTATCACCAAACTTCCTCCGATTTCTTTCACGACGGATCTTACCGCAAACAAGACTATCACTAAAGGGCAAACGCTGACCCTTTCTGTTGTGGTCAAAGGCGGTCAAGCACCTTATACCTATGCGTGGAAGAAAGGTGGTGTTGTTATTCCAGATGCTAAACAAGCCACATTTACTAAAGCTAACGCACAAGAGGCGGATGCCGGTCAGTATGTATGTGAAGTAACAGATTCGCATGGTCGTACTATACCGAGCACACCTTGCCTTGTTGCTGTTAATCCTGGTGAGTAATTGGAACGGGGTGCAAACCCCGTTTTATTAAGGAACGATTATGTCTTCAGAAAACAAACAAGTATCTACTGAAGTTGCAAAGAAAGCTGTTGGTACATCTTTCCGTGACTTTAACTTGAAAAAGAAATTAGAGAATGCTCCGCTGCTGCATTACCCGCTTGTTTTTCCAGGACAGGGCGATACAGGTCACTGGTTGAAAATTCGCAACCGCCACAGCGAAGAATTTCGTGAAGCAGATTTAAAAGCACAACGTCAGATCAGTGCGCTTGTCGTTGCCAACGGATCTTTTGAAAAGATTGATAAAGACATGCTCGACGATATTAATATGCGAGCGTTCTGTAAGTTGGTTGCTTCGTGGAGCTTCGAAGAGGAATGTAACGAAGACAACCTCATAGAGTTCTTTAATAATAACCCGTTTGCGTATGACGACATTAATCGTCTGGCGGCACAAGATTCCCTTTTTTTCTAAGATCCCGCGAAAAGCTAATTGATCACTTACTGCTCGAATGGCAATTGCATAGTTGCCCAGCGGGCAGTAAGACTCCAACAATTAAACATCTCCAGCACGTTAAAAAAGTCACTGGTAAGACTCCCTCCTTACTAGCAAAGTACGAATCCAGCTCCGTACCGCACGAACTCAGATACATTTACAAGCTATTTCTTGACTTTTATAATGGTGATAAATTCAGTTACAGCGAATTTAACGCCTGGCAAGATTATATAGGTGTAGAACTTGATTTCAGAGAGCGTGAACTAATTCGGCAGATTTGTCTTGAACGACAAGCATTTGATATTAGGCGTCAACAAGAACTTATGCAACACGCTCAGACCAATAATAAAGGAGGTAAATAATGGCTGATGCAGCTGACATCGTCATTAGAGTCCGTGCTGAAGGTATTCAGAATGCTGAAACAGCACTGCGACGCTTGCAAGCGGCAGGTGTGAGAGTTGAGACTGTCAGCTCGCGTATGGAGAATGGTTTTCAACGTGCGGCTACAAGTGCTGACGCATTCCATCACGCCATTAGTGCAATCTATACGGTAATGACTGTAACCACACTGACAACATACGTCGGTGGGCTTGCTAAGTTATCTGATGCGTGGCTGGACGTTACAAACAAACTGGCTAACGCCAACTCTGCAAACGAGCAGATGGTTGATATCCAAGAGCGCGTATTTGGTATCGCTCAAAGAACTCGTACGAGCCTAGAAGCTACGTCGACCCTTTATGCTCGTATGGAACGTTCGCTGAACCAGTACGGTGTGACTGGTAAACAAGTTGCGCAGATCACTGAAACAATTAACAAGGCAATGATTGTTTCTGGTGCAACCACTGCGGAATCCACTGCTGCTATTATCCAGTTCTCACAGGGTCTGCAATCTGGTGTGTTACGTGGGGACGAATTCCGTTCTGTAATGGAACAGGCTCCTCGTCTTGGTAAGATGATTGCAGACGGTCTTGGTGTTGGTACTGCTGGTCTACGTCAGATGGCTAACGCTGGACAGTTGACCGCTGACGTTGTTATTAACTCCATTTCTAAAGCTGCATCCACTATTAATGATGAGTTTGCTCGTACGATACCAACGTTCTCGCAAAGAATGGAGATCGCGAACAACAACTTAATCAAATTCGCGGGAACGTCAACCTCAGTACAAACTGTGGTCAATTCCATGGGTGCTGTGATCGAAACTGCTACAGACCACCTCACCTTGCTGTCTAATACGGCAATCGGTGTCGCTGCTATTGTTGGCGGTCGAATGATCACTGCGCTGGCTGCACAGATTGCAGCATTCATCAAGCTCAATGCAATACAGGCAAGTAGCTCGGCTATAAACATCAAGACTATTGATGGTATCACAAGATCTGCAGTAGCTCGCTATAATGAAGCACAAGCAACGTTAGCACAGGTTGCAGCCGAGCGCACCAAGATTCAGGCGGCATTGCAAGCCAACCAAACGTATTATAAAGGTATAGCGACACTCAACGCATACATGCAGAATACGCGGCAGGTGCGCGAAGCTACGGAAGCGGTTGCTATTGCCCAGACTACCATGCAGGCGCGTATGACTGCCGCGACTGTAGCGTCCCGTGTGCTTACTGTTACCATGACAGGCTTGCGGACTGTAATGGGACTAATGGGTGGACCTGTAGGTGTGGTCACATTGGCTGCTGCCGCATGGTTCATGTGGAGTCAAAACAGTAAACAAGCTGTCCAGGATGCGCAGAACCTTGCATCTTCTCAGGAAGACTTAAAGAACAAGTTAAAAGAAACAACTCTTGAACAGCAACGAGCTCTTAGTGTTCAGTTGCAACGTGCCGCTATCACGTTGGACGAACAGATTGCTGCTGAAAACAGAGAGCTGGCTGAATTAAAGAACCGTCTTAGTACAGTAACGCGCTATCAAGCTGAAGCAACTGAAGGAACAAGCGAGTATAACCGACTCACTAAAGACCGTAAGGAGTTAGAAGGTGACGTTGCTATTAAGATTGGTGAAATATCCACTCTTGAGCAAAAAGCACAACAGGTTAAATCTAATTTAACGACTGTACTGAACAATTTAACTGCTGCTGTAATGGGTCATACTGATGCACTCAAAGCAGAAAACGAGCAGTTGTCTATTAACATCAGTTCCGCTGCCGGTCGTTCACAAGAGCTAGTCAGTGCAATTCAAGCTCAGAATAATGAGTTAGATGTTGCTCAATTAAAGATGTCTGGACACGCACGACAAGCAAGTATCCTGAAAGATGCTCAGACAGCTCTTGGTAAGAAATATAAAGAAAACGAAACGTTCATTAAGAACTATATCAGCGGCCATGCTGACGCAACTGCTGTATTAACGGATGAGCAGCAAGGACTAGTTGAACTTCTCAATTTATCCGGGAAGAACTACGACGCTCAGAAGAAGATCCATGAACAGCAAGAAAAAGAGCGTCAGAATAAGAAAGACAATAAAGCTGCCGCACGTTATGCTGAACAATGGGATAAAGCATATGAACGTGTGGAAGCGCGTGGTGCTACTGGTTTACAGCGTCTTAACTTACAGCAAGAAGCTGAAGTTCGTGCTATTCGTGATAAAGCCGAACGAGCTAAAGCATCTGAAGAAGAATTGCAGAACGCGCTACTGGCTATCCAACGTAAGTATGATCTGAAACGTGCAGAACTGGCGGAGCAGTACAAGCCGGGCGTTGCAATGGTGCGTGCGTACAAAGAAGCACAGCAAGAAATAAATCAGTTGCTTGAAGCTGGTTTATTAACAGAGCAACAGGCGTATACAGCTAGATTAAATCTGCAGGCGGATTACTATACAAAACGTGCGCAGATGCAATCTGAGTTGAACCCTGCTGGACAAGCTGCCGATCAAGAAGCTGCTGAACTTGCAACACTTAAATCCCAGTATGAAACAGCGATTGAATTAGCTACTGGTAAAGAAGAGCAACTAACAGCTATCAAAGAGAACTACGAGCGCATACGACACGACATTCAGTTGAAGTACGCTCAGAAACAGATGCTCGCACAGAACCAGACAGCAATGGCTTACATTGAAAGTCTAAGCTCTATGGCTGGGTCGATGACCACAATTATGGCGGCTGCTGGCGATGATGCTAGTGGTGCTTACAGGGTTATGTTCGCACTGTCTAAATCGTTCAGTATTGCTCAGTCGATGTTAAGTATTACAACCGCACTGTCGCAGGTGTTAGCAGATCCGACAGCATTGACACCGATGCAAAAGATGGCCAACTATGCAACTATTGCGGCCGCTGGTGCTAACATTATTTCGACATTGTCCAGTGTTGCTCTTACTGGTATGGCTCACGATGGTATAGCCAACGTTCCAGAAGAGGGTACGTGGCTTCTGAATAAAGGTGAACGAGTTCTTAGTCCCCAACAGAACGCGGACTTTACTAACTTTATGAAGGGTCAATCAAATACTGGCAATAATTCGGGTGGGGGTGTTATCATTAACCAGAACTTTAACATCCAGGGTAATGGTGATGCAGCTTTGAAAAGTGCAATTCAGCAAGCTGCGAGAGATGGCGCCCAGCAAGGTTATAACATGGTACTCCAAGACTTTGCTAACCGTGGATCAATTAGAAAATTAGCGTTGGGGTAAAGATGGCGATATTAACCTGGCCTGAAGCCTTAAGACCTTCTACGATGGACTGGGATCTCGTATCTAACTCTGTAAAATTTACAAGCCCCTTCAATGGGGCTTCACAGGTTGTAGGATATCCAGGATCACGTTGGAAAGCCAGCCTTAAATTCAATAACTTGGACGATTGGGAATCCAGAAAGCTGGAAGTCCTTATCGCTAAGTTAGATGGTATGGTTGGCATGATAAAATTACACGACTTTGGTAGATGGGGGCGCCCGCCGATCGGGACACCTGTGGTCAAAGGTGCAAGTAATACCGGAACACAAATACAGTCAAGAGGTTGGCTCGCTAAACGTCTTGTTCTGCAAGAAGGTGATTATATTACTGTCAACAATGAACTCAAACTTGTTACAGAAGACGTGTGGAGTGATGCGAGTGGTCTTGCTACGGTGTACTTCGCACCAATGTTAAGAAATGTTCCACCTGACGGCGCTAAAATAGAGACTGAAAACCCGTTTGGACTGTTTCGTTTATCCGATAACACAAATGGTGTATCCCGTCAACCTGCATTCAATAACTCGTTTACGTTAGAGTTTGAGGAGACTTTTTAAATGATATTTAGTCCGTTCAGTGACTCTTTATTGGACTCTATGGAACAACCTAGCGTCACGATGATAATTGCAGTCGCAATTTATTTCGAGTCTGGTACAACAAGAGTTCATTCCGGTACTGGTGTATTATCGATTGATGGACAGACATTCGTTGGTGTTGGTAATCTTGGTGAAGTAGGTGGTGTCACAGAAGAGAATACTACCAGTGCGAGCACAATGTCTCTTACATTAAGCGGACTTGATATGACACTTGTTGGGCAGACACTCAATGAAAACTGCGTAGGGCGGGATGTAAAATGTTATATCGCCACTATGGATGAAAGAGGCCAAGTTACTAATGCTAACGTCCTCTTTGAAGGTTTCATTAGTGATACTGCTATGCAAGCGGGCACAACTAACGCAATTACCTACACTGTGTCAAACATCTTTGAAAAGTGGTCTTCTGGTATACCAGATCGCTATACGGATGAAAGCCAACAGCGATTACATCCGGGAGACCGCTTCTTTAGATATGTTGCACAGATGGCAGAGCGTTCAATTTATTGGGGAAGTAAAAAAGATGCACCAGGATTCATTTACGAGTAAGACTCCAGGTTGGCAGATGCGATTGCTAACCACAGTTAACTCCCTCAAAGAAGTTCCATTCCAATGGGGTCAAAACGATTGCTGCATCTTTGCTGCTAAGTGCATTGATGCTCAATATGGTACAAAGATTGCAGATGAAGTTATTGGTCAATATAACTCGGAGATTAGCTGCAAACGCTTTATGCTAAAACGAGTTAAAGACACATCCCTTGCAATGGTTCTGGACTCATTCTTACCAGTTCGTGTAGACAGAAAGTTTGCTCAACGTGGGGACGTAGTGACATTTAACGGAGATCTTGGCTTAACTGCTGGGGTGCTGTGGACTGGTTGCATTTGGGCGATGGGCCCGAATGGTGTTGTTACCTTTAAACTGACGGACGTCGAAATTACAGACGCGTGGAGGGTGTAAATGCCACCAGCAATAATTGGAGCTGTAGTTGCTATCGGGGCAGCGGCTGGGGCAGCGGCAGGTATTATCACAGCCACTACCGCGCTTGTGATTGGTATTGCTGGCAGTGCCGCTGGAGCTCTACTTACAAAGACTCAAAGTTTCAACTTTGATTCCTACACACCTCAGAGCGAACGTAAACAAGTAATCCGAGCTGCGGCCGCTGCAAGAACCGTAATTTATGGGACTACTGTGTCTAGTGGTGTTCTTGTATTTGCGGAAGAAGAACCAGGAGTACAGGACAACAATAAACATGGGGAGAACCACGAAAAGCTAACGCTGGCGCTTGTATTGGCAGGCCATGAGCTGACTGGCGTAGGTCAAGTGTGGTTAGGTGATGACGCTATCGAAACTTTTGGTGATAAAGCGAAGTATATAATACATAATAACCCTACTACCGTTAGTCAAGATATGTTGAATCGTTGCCCATCATGGAAGAGAGATATGATTGGTAAAGGTATTTGCTGGATGCAATTAAACCTTGTCTTCGATTCTGAAAAATTCCCGTCAGGACTACCTAACGTTAAATGTCGTAAGAAAGGCCATGAAGTATTAGATCCTAGAACTGGTAAAATGGTATTTAGTAATAATGCAGCTTTAGTCATTCTGGATTACTTGCGAGTGTACTTAAAGCGCTCTGATGATGCCATTCTTTGGGACCAGTTCAAGGAAGCTGCCAATATCTGTGACGAAAGTGTAAAGAACGCGGATAACACATATGAACCTCGTTACACCATAAATGGTGAGTTTGATATTGATGAAGCTCCATCTAAAATTCTGGAGGACATGCTTGACGCTTGCGGTGGCGAGTTAACTTACATTGGCGGTAAACATGGTATTCTTGTCGGTGCATATTATGGTCCTCCTGAACTAACACTTGACACAAGCTGTATTGCTGGTGACATTAAAATCACTCCTGAAACGGCTTTTAAAGAACGTACCAATACAATTACTGGTACTTACATAGATCCTCTGCAAAACTATCAGGAAGCGGATTTCCCTCCTGTAAGTGTCGCGGAATGGATACAACAAGACGGACAAGAGATTACACAGGATGTAGACTATCGTTTTGTGGCAAGTCCATATCAGGCACAACGTCTGTCTAACTTGATATTGAAACGCAAACGCATTGGACGTTCTATTGAAATACCGTGCAACATGCGCGGGTATCGTTTCCGTCCAGGTATGTACGTTTACGTTGACATTCCTAATATTGGAATGAACAAAGTAGAGATGCGAGTCATTAAGTGGCAGTTTGACCCGAAAGGTGGTGTCACTGTAACTGTGCGCCAAGACTTCCCTGACTTGTGGGATGACGCTATTGGTAAGCCTGTAAACAGACCAGATTTGGTTGATCTTCCTACTGGTGGCGCTATGCAACCTCAGAACCTGCAATATGAAGTCTTGCAGATTAGCGATGTTGTACAGGGTGTTCTGTCGTGGCAAAATATAATGGCTGTAGCGTACAACAACGTAATAATTAAGAAAGACGGTGCTACCGTATTGACGGTGCAAGTACCGGGCCAGAGCACGCGAATTACGGGGCTTATTCGCGGCGCTTATACAGCGCATGTGAAAGCTGTAGCGTATACCGGCGCAACCAGCCCAGAAGCATATCTTGAATTTAACATTCAGGCACCTTCTGCTCCTACATCTGTTGAAGTAACGCAAGGTTACTTTGCAGTAACACTGAAACCAAAATCCGCAGATTTAGCGAACGTTAGTACGCAATATGATTTCTGGACGTCAGGTGAAACAAGATTACCATCTACCGCTGTAGATGTGGTAGAGAAACAAGCCACCCGTGCCGGTATGGGGACAACGTGGACTTCAGAAGGGTTGCTCAATGACCACACTTATTACTGGTACGTGCGGGCAATTAACGCTTTTGGTTCTTCCGCATTTGTAGAGGTGGCTGCTAGATGCTTCACAGATGCCGCTGGCCTTATTCCACAGATTGACACAGAGTTCAAAGGTACTAACACCTATAAAGAACTTATGGCTGAGATTGGAAGCGTCAGCGATGGTGTCAAGAGTTACGTGGACGACCAAATTGAAACCTCTGAAGGGCGCTTAACTCAAACAATAGATACAGTGCAACAATCTGTAGTTCTTGTTGACGGTAAAGTGCAGCAACAAGGCGTCACAATCAATGAACAGGGGCAGTTAATAGATGCTCAAGGTAAGTTGATCGAAACAAACGGCCAACTGATTAATGTGGTCAAAGCTACTGTACAGGAAGTCAGTAAGTCCGTTGTAGATCTTGAAGGTAACGTTAACGCTCAGTGGGGCGCTAAGATACAGGTAGATAGTAAAGGTCAGAAATACGTTGCCGGTATTCAGTTAGGAATGGAAGGTTCCGGTGGAGCTATCCAATCTTACTTTATGGTCAACGCCAACAACTTTGCTATCTATAACCCAACTAACAGCACAGCGGATTTAGCATTTGCAGTTAAAAACGGTCAAGTATTCATGAAGGCAACGTTCATTGAGAACGGGTCTATTGATAATGCTAAGATCGGTAACTATATTCAATCTAACAACTATGTAGCTGGTTCTGCAGGCTGGAAGTTGAATAAAGCTGGGGATGCTGAATTCAACAACGTAACTGTCAGAGGTATAGTATATGCTAATGGCGGTAGATTCACTGGTGAGATACAAGCAACAAGTGGTAAGTTCAAAGGAACTGTAGAAGCGCAAAGTTTTATCGGGGACATTGCAAATATGCACACAGGGACGAATGTAAGTCGGACGGCTAACGGTGTACTGGAAAAGGTAATGACGTATAAAGATTCATCCTCCTCAGGTCACGCACGTCACGTCTGTGTTATAGCAAACGTGAAAGGGAATGGTGCAGGTACGATAAACATTAACGGATCCGAGGGTTCTTCCAGCGTACAGGATGTAGAACGACTGATCATGCATTCTGCTGTTGTAACCGGTCCAAACGTTACGGTAAGAATTACAGTTTCTGCTCAAAATGACAGGGGGGCGTCAATTTCTTCACCTACTATCATAGTATCACACGGATCTGGATCATTCACTGGATAAATAATA